TATAAGCGTCTTAAATGATGAGCGACGTTATCAAGAGAAATTTATTCAACGAGCTTTCGCTCGTTGAGTGATTTAAATCGTAGGAAACTAGTGTTACTGTTTATGGACAATGCGGTGTATTTTTAAAAACACAGTATTTACAAGATGTTTCTGTCTTGTTCTTCAACGCAACGCCTTTCTTCACTGAAGAAAGCATGTTATTGATAACTTTTAATGCTCTACCTCTCGTAATATCACCGATTGAAACTAATACGAGTTCTATTTTCTGACCAAGCTTGGCACCGCGTTTTAGTAACAAAAATCCTGCTCTGATATCTTTAAGATCAATGTTATATTTTTTTGCATAGAAATTCTTGTAATAGATTAATTGGGACTGTAAAACTTTGTCATCTCGTTTTTCTCTTCTCCAAGAAAAATTTGTAGTTTTAAAATCTAAAACATAATACGTATATTTTCCGTTTTTTTGTTTAATTCTGATTACAACGTCGATGAAGCCTTTGAACGCGTGCTCTGTTCCTTCTACTGCTTCGTAAAGTAGTTCTTCTGAACTGACCCATTCCCACCCAGGAAATTTTTCGTCAAGAAATGGTTTTAGTTCAGGTGTAACCTCAATCAATGCGCGCTTTGCGCTAACGAGTGAAAATATTTCCTCAAATTCGGGATGTTCATGCCACGCGTCTTCTAATTTTTTAATGCCAATGTCAATTTTTGCATCACCGTGTTTCAATAAATTTTCACAGCATTTGTGTTGAACGCTTCCAAAAACTAAAAATGGACTTGGGGTTTGAACATCAATATGCATCACGTGTATTAGTTTGTGTGCATATGAACAATTTACCCAACAAGCAACTTCTGAAAAACTAACGTGTCCTTTGCCTGTTGGCAACAGCTTATACTTGTGTTTTACAACGGACGTTAATTTTTCGTCAGTCGCTTCTTCGCGTGACAATTTAATTTCTTCCATAAGTAGAAATTAAACAATAACGCGTTCTTAGTTCATTAACAGGAGCTAATTAAAAATATGACATACGTTCAACAATTGATTTCTGAATACATGTTGCATCCGTTCGCATACACGATGGGAACGTTGACATTTGTTGGTATGTTGCTGAAAAAGTTCTCTCCACAATCACGTGCAACGAAGGCGCTAAACGCGATATCAACAGACGCTCCAGAACTCGCTGTAATTGCTGCGAGCTTCATGAGCAAAACATCCTTGCTAAAGGCGTTAGAATTGGGCGGGCACGTGATAGACGACGTTGTAAAAGCAGTTGAAACACCTACGACACCTGTCATTGAAGATAAAAAAGACGTCATCGTAACTGATATCGATGAGCTACAAAAAATCAAAACAACGCTTGAACAACTTCTTACGTCACTTTCTATGGTAAAACCAAAATGAAAACGACAATCAAAAACTTACGTAAATTGATTCGTGAAGCATTCGAAACTACGGACGCATATGCAAAAACTGAACATCCTCAAGATCGATTCATGAATAGAACGGTAAAAGTAGATAAACCCGACAGTATTGGACCTGGAAAACAAACTTCAATGCGAACTGATACGCCTGTCGAACAAAAAACAAAGCTTGTCGCAAAAGAACTTCAAAAAATGGGTAAACCAATCAAGGTCAACGACTTGTTAAAATTTATGAAGACTTTTAACGAAGATGATCTAATGATCAATAATGCGAGTTGGTTTGCAAAAGAATTCGTGAAAAAACTCGCTAATTGATTTGATAGTTTTTCTTTTGCTTGAGCTCCGGAAGCGATGTATCAACTGACGTGATGTCAAAGACATTGATTGATACATCACGTTCAGGAGTTTTTTCAATTACAATGAGTTCAAGTTGTTGGGCGGCGTCATCTTCGAGTGGGTAATAAAACTCTTTCGAATTGCTCATACTAAAATAGTAACATTTTTTTATCAAAAATACATTTTGTGAATTAAATTATAACAATGGCATCTCTCTATGACCCGATCCTGACAGGTGTGGGCTTAATTTCTGATGGAAAATTAGCAAAATCTGCAAAAGATCGTTTTTTGTTGGAAATTCTTGGTCTTCTCTTGAGTGGAAACGACAATGGTCACGGTGGGACACCTTCAACAAAAATCTTCAGTTCGTTATTTCCTTTGCCTCCTGTCGCAGGACCGTTAATCACGAATGTCACTACGTTGTCGACTGAAAATGCGTTTTGGTTTAAACCTGATCCGTTCGCTGCGCTTCTGTCGACACAACTAAACGATCCTAAAAATAATCCAGTTTGGCACACCATTTTTGAAGACATACTTCTTGAACAGACAGCGCTTGCACTTGACATCAACGGCTCGACACCACTCGCCCCCGCAATATTCGATGCTTCATTTCTTGCACCTGACATTTCATTTCCACCAAATCCACCCGACCTCGCGTTAGCATTAAACATACAATTACCGCAGCTAGCAGCAAAGTTAATCGATCTTGGCATTAGCTTACAAATGCCCACCATTCCCTCACCACCAAATATAAAGTTCCCTGACATAAATTTACCCGTGCCGCCACTTGTTCTTTTTGATTTATGTATCGGCATGATCAAGATGCCATTTGATTTATTACTAAAACTTGTGCTTCCACCCGTAATTGACATCGTATTAGATTTACCAGGACTTCCTAAAAAAGTGTTTGACCTTGCATTTGACATCATATTACAGTTGTTAATAGATCTTGGATTGTTAACAATCGTTCCAAAACTGTTCATCGCATCATTATTAATTTGGTTAAAGGACGTTGTTGCAATGATATGTGTCGACATTGTTGGGTTAATAGTTGGCGCAGGTGGTGGGATGACAAAATCTGTTGCAGTGTTAACCGGTTTGGTATAGCATGTGATATTTATTTTGTGGCAACATTTTCTTTCAAGTCTGTTGGCGTAACGCAAATTGACGTACAAACTAATACATTAAACGCAACTAAAACACCCGTTGGAATTTTAACACCGCTAAAGTTGTCAACTACTGACGGATTGTTCGTCATGAGTTATAGCTTGGTTGAACAAATAAATGATAATTTGAAAAATTTGTTGCTAACGAATTGGGGCGAGAGACTTGAACTTTATGACTTTGGCGCAAATTTGCGCCCGTTATTGTCAGAACTCGCAACAGATCAAGATTTTGGCACGCAAGCGATACAAAGAATTTCAGCCGCTGTCAGCAAATGGATGCCATACATTGAACTTGATGATTTTATCGTTAACACAATAAATACGGGAAACAAAAATCTTGCCATAAAAGATATTACGATAACATATGATGTGCCTTCGTTAAACGTTCAAAAGAAAAGCTTGAACGTACGACTATATGCTTTATAACGTAACATACTAATTATGATTGAACATGTCTATCAATCAAAGTGACATAAAATCAGTGCGCCAGCGGCAATTTTTAGCTGGTGATTTTAACAGTTTTCGTGCAATGTTATTAGACTATGCGCGCCAGTTTTATCCAGATCGTATTAGTGATTTTAGCGAAAGTTCATTGGGTGGATTATTTCTTGACTTTGCAGCCGCTGTTGGCGATCACATGTCATTCTATTTATCACATCAATTTAGCGAACTAAATTCTACGTCCGCGGTTGAACTAACAAACATTGAAAGATCATTAAAGGCTGACGGCGTGCCAATAACCGGCGCCGCGCCCGCAATAGTTCCAGTTACGGTGTACGTACAAATACCTGCAGTAATAAAAAGCGATCGAAGTGCCGCAATTCAACCAAGTTCTTCAGCGTTACCGGTAATAAAACAGGGGTCAATATTTTCTGCAGACAATGGAGTGCAATTTATTCTGTTAGAAGATATAGATTTTAGCAGTACATATCCCGACGGTACGTATAAATCTAAAATTGTGATTGGACAAAAATCTGCAAACGGTACTCCACAAACATACGTATTTTCGTTATCAGGACTTTGTATAAGTGGTAATACAACGTCGGAAACAGTGTCGTTAGGATCGTTTCAAGCATTTAAAAAAATTACGTTGAGCAATCCGAACGTCACTGATATCATATCTGTGACAGACGGAATAGGAAACACTTATTATCAAGTGACACACTTGACACAAGACGTCGTTTATAGAAACGTTCTAAATACGTCAGCTGATGCCGATATTGTGAAAGATATCATAAAAATCGTTCCTGCGCCGTATCGATACACTGCAGACGTAGATCTTTCTACACGTTCAACAACAATAACGTTGGGTGGTGGAAGTGCCGATACGTTAGAAGACGATGTAATTCCTGATCCATCTGATTTTGCAATTGCATTTCCATATACGAAAACATTTTCAAGAATATCGGTTGATCCTTTGATGTTGATACAAACGAAAACATTGGGAGTGACTGCAATAAATACGACGCTAACAATCACGTATAGATACGGCGGTGGACTAAATCATAATGTTCAAAAAAATTCAATAAAAAACATCAATACGATCAACGTATTTTTTCCAAATAATCCATCGACAGTTATTGCATCAAACGTAAAAAATAGTATTGAAATTACAAACGAAATTGACGCAAAAGGCGGTGATGATGCACCGTCTACGGCTGATTTGACAACACTTGCTCCTCAAATAAAAAATTCTCAAGAAAGAATCGTCACCAGGCCAGACTTACTTGCAAGAATTTACACGTTACCTTCAAATTTTGGAAGAGTTTTTCGTGCCCAAGTAAGATCAAATCCAATAAATCCGTTAGCTTCACAACTTTATATAATTTCAAGAGACATAAATGGTAACTTAACAACGTCTCCTGACACGTTAAAACAAAATTTGATTCGTTATCTAAATCCTTATCGACAAATTGCTGATGCAATTGATATATTAGACGCAAGAATAGTTAACTTCACTGTAAATTTTAATATTTTAGCTGATCCATCGTTAAACAAAAGTGTAATATTACAAAATATCATAACAAAATTAATAAAAATGTTTGACATAAAGAATGTCAACATTGATCAGCCATTACAACTTAGCAATATTCGAAATACGATATTTTCAGTAACAGGAGTGTTATCGCTAATTGATTTACGAGTTGAAAACGTTTCAGGCGTTGTCAATAATCGACAATACAGTGATGTCGTGCACGATATATCAAACAATACGTTTATGGATTTATCGCTACCTCCACGTGGCGGTATTTTTGCGGTTGCTTTTCCTAATTATGATATAATAGGAAAAGCGTCATGATTAAAACTTGTGAATGTGACAAAGATACGTACATCGTCAACAGGATCATCAATGGGCAGGCCACACTAAATGCAAACGTGGGTGCGGCTGGAACGTGTGATTTATACAAATTGTATGGATTTTCATCAACTGGTGGCATTCCAAATACGGAACTAACGAGATTATTGATTCACTTTGATTTAAATCATGTACGTGAACTAATAAACATTAACAAGATTGACGTATCGAACCCATCATTCAATGCAAAAATGATACTTCATGACGTTTATGGTGGTCAACCTACGCCCTTGAATTTCACCGTTAACGTGTTTCCGTTGTCTGCATCTTTTGTTGAGGGTGTTGGTCGCGACATTGTCAACTACTCCGATATAGACGCCTGTAATTGGCTCACATCGTCAATTGGTCCTACGTCTGCAATGTTATGGCTTTCAGGAGGTTGTTCATACGCTGCGTTATCAACGTCAACAATTCAATGCGACTATTTTAGTGATCTGATCGCGTCACAATCGTTCAAAAGTGAAGAAGATTTATGTGTTGACGTTACAAAAATAGTTTCTGCAACGTTGTCAAATGAAATTCCGGACGAAGGATTTCGTGTATCATTCAATCAACAAATTGAGGGCGATTTACACTCATATTTTGTAAAAAGATTTGCATCAAGAACAGCCTATGATAAATCATTAGTTCCTGAATTAATAATTCGTTTTGATAATTCAATTCAAGACGATAGTCAAAATGCATATATTGACGCACCAACGACGTTATGTTTATACAATTACGTTGGAAGTGAATTATCAAACATAATGTCAGCCAGCACGCAAATTACGGGAACAAACAGTTTGTCCCTTCGTTTAGAAATGCCTGTATCGGGTGGTATCATTTCGTCGTCGTTTGTTGCTTCACAACACTATTCTGGAATTAATCCAGTTGTTGGCGTGTATTCTTCGTCTTTTGTGTTAACGACAAATAAACAAATTACTGATGAACTTGCAAAAAGTGGGTCACTTATTTTTACTCCGATTTGGGGATCTCTTGATGGTACAACTGGATATCTAACGGGCAGTGCGATTAGTTTTTATGCTCCTCAACGTACGTCAAAACAACTTGGTACAAAAAAATACGTAATCAATGTTTTGGGTCTAACAGATGAATACACATCTTGTGAAGCGACAACATTACGCGTAAACATATTTGATTATTCATCGCCATTGATATCGATCGTGAGAGTGCCAATCGAATTACCTGGAATTGTTATACGCGATGTTCATTATCAAATTCGTGACGTCGAATCAAACAATATAAGGATACCATTTGACACAAAACATAATTCAACACGAGTATCAAGTGATGCAACGGGCATGTATTTTGCGTTAGACGCGTCGAATTTAGTGCCAGAACATACATACGTGATTGACATAATGACAGCAACAAATGGCACACATTGCATTTATAAAAATGCAAGTCAAGTGTTTAGAGTTGTTTCTCACAAAACTTAATAGTTATAATTGTGACAACATCACAGTTAAACATTCCGTCATTTGTGCGCTCAGCGCTGTCTGGAAGTCGTCCTGTTCAACTTACGTTTGCTGACGTTGCAGACACAAATATTCAAAGCACGTCATCATTTATGTATGATGTAACGTCCGCTCCAATTAAATCAACGCAACAACTAAAGGTTGATTGGTCAAAATTTGAAAATCACACATTTTTTGCTTCGGCTGAAACAAAGATAAACTTTACGTTTGATCAAATCATAAATGGATATCCATTCGACGGAACAAGACAAGAAGTTGAAGCGTTTTTAGAAAAACTTACTGGATTTGAAAATTGGGTTCTAACAAAAAAGTTTCCTACGTATAAAGGTGAGTTATTATTTTCTGGAACACAAGTCGGTGAATTACTCGGCGGCACGTCAATCGAGGTAAAAGACACCGCCGGCGGTCTTTATCCAGAAATATCAAAAAATAAATCAGGAGATCACGTACTAAATCCAAAAGGTACATCATTTAGTGCAGAAATGCAACTTTTTTTACCAAAAATAAGTAATTCTACTCAATTCGTGTTTCAAAAAATGTCGGGTAGTTCTGAAGGCATGGCAATGTATTTAATGCCAGGAACATCAAACGAGGTTGAGGCAAGATTTAGTGTTATGTCTAAGGGCTTTGGTGACATCACCGTACCATTTGAGTTAAAAAAAGGTGTGTTTAATCACATATGTGTGCAGCTAAATAGAGAAACATCAGTAAATTACTTAGAGGCTTTTGTTAACGAACGATCTGTTTCAAGATCAAAAATAACGACAGTCATAAATAATCTCGACAACGATGTTTCAAGCTTTTTTATAGGTGTGCCAGTAGGTTCAGGTACAATCAATTTATCAACAGGCATAATCACACAATCACAAACATTGAGCGGTGTGCTTGATGAATTTCGAATATTTCATGCCATTAGATCAGTTGAACAACAGGCAAATTTTGCAAAAAAATCAATATTTTCTACACCTGATTTAAAATTGTATTACAGGTTTAATGAACCTGCACCGCCAATAATGTCATCCATTGACGATCCGGTGAATGGAATAGTGATAGATAGTAGCGGCAACTCGCTGCACGCGTTAATAAATAATTTTACCGGTTCATTAAGACTTGACGCTTCGTTTGATCCTGCAAGTAATTTGATATATGAAAAAACAGAAACGTTGCCCGTGTTGTTTCCGGCATATCAGCCAATAAATGATTTAAACGTAGAACTTCTTACGAGTGCATCGTTGTACGATACACAAAATCCAAACTTAATTACAAAGTTAATACCTCCTCATTATTTACTTGAAGGTGGCGCACAAGATGGATTTGATGCAGTAAATGAAATACAGAAGGCGTCAGGCGTCGGCGTGCCTGGAGACGGTGAAAAAAGTTCTGTTCAAACGTTATTATCGATATTATACATTTGGGCAAAATTTTTTGATGAAATAAAATTGTACATTGATTCATTTCGAAATGTTAAAACGGTTTCTTACGATGATTATGAAACCGTTCCAAATAATTTCATGTTAGATTTACTACAGCAAAGTGGAATTTATTTACCTCCACTTTTCAATGATGCGTCAATAGAACAATATGTTAGAGCGGAAAATATCGATATTGATGTGTATAGTGCATTTGAAACATCGCTTAAAACAGTTCAACACGAGCTATTAAAACGAATTGCAATTAACTTACCTGACATTCTTAAATCAAAGGGAACATTGAATAGCGTAAAATCATTCTTGCGCGCAATGGGTATTGATCCGGATAATAGCATGCGTTTACGTGAATATGGTGGCCCTACAAATCGAACGCTTGAACATTCAAGAGAATCAAAGAGAACAGTCGGCACATTTGTGCAATTTTCAACATCATCAATTATAACGTCGCCATATTTGTTCTCCCCACGAGTGGAACCAGGCGTACCTAAACCTGCTGGAACGTTTGTTGTCAATACGTTGGGACAAAATGTTTCTACAACAAACGTGTCTGACAACTTGTTGACATCCGGATCGTGGTCGTGCGAATTGTTGGTCAAATTTTTACCAAACGTACAATATGTGTCGCAAAGCTTAGCAAGATTGTGCGTGACAGGTTCTTTAATCACAACGACTGACAATGTTGGCACAATTGTAAATGTTGTTGCGACATCAGGTTCTTCGCAAAATATTACGTTATATGCGCGCCCAGGTCAAAATACTGAAACTGTAGTTTTGACTCTTCCAATGTTGACACAAAGTATATTTGACAGTGATGCATGGAATGTGTGTTTTGGTGTCGAACGAGGTGATTTACATAGTCCACCAGTCGCAGTATCATCTTCATATTTTTTACGAATAGGAAAACAAAATGCCGGTGATGTTGATTTTGCCGCGGCTACGTCAACAATATTCAACACGTCCGATATCGGATTAGAAAACATTACAAATGATTTTAACGTATCGATCGTTCCAAATGATAATATCATAGTTAATGATGACGTAACTTCAACAAATGCTTTTCGAAATATAAATGGGTATAATGGATCGGGATCATTCTTTATTTTAGGTAACAAAGACATACAAACAGGAACATTATATCTTGAAGGCGCTACATTACCTGAAGCCCGCACATCAAAGTTTTCTGGTATGATGTCAAACGTGAGGTTTTGGTCGAAAGCAATATCGATAGAAGAGTGGGTTGAACACGTAAGAAATATAAAGTCTGTCGGTGTTAATGACCCGGCAATTAATTATAACTTTAATAAATCAGATTTTGGATCATTTGAAAAGTTACGAATTGATACGTTATCAAAACAAGAAACTCGCGATGCTGATACGCATGGAAACATAAACTTTTTAGATTTTAGTTTAAATAACATGCACATGACAGGAACACTATTTCCTGTTTCAAGTCATGTTGTTGTTGGTGAAGTGTTTGATTATAGCATGTTATCACCTTACTTTGATGAAGCTGTGTGTGACAATAAAATACGCGTAAGAGGTTACAACGATTTGCAACTCGTCAACTCTGTACCGTGGGCAGGAATTGCTCCTGTGTATGAAATAGCAAAAAATGAACAGCCAACAGATGACGTAAGATTTAGCATCGAATTTTCGTTAGTTGATGCATTAAATCGTGATATTGTGACAATTTTTTCATCTCTAAACACTCTTGGCGACGCAATGGGTGCCCCTGAAATGATGTTTTCTTCAGACTATCCTAAATTGTCTGCTATTACGAACACCTATTTTAACAGATTACAGTCTAAATTAGATTTTGGCGCGTTTTTTGAATATTTTAGATGGTTTGACACATCAATCAGTAACGTTGTTGAACAACTTATTCCAAGAAAAACAAATTTCAATGGTACACATTTTGTCGTTGAATCGCATATGTTAGAACGACACAAGCTGCAATATCAGTTCACCGACCAGTATCTCGCTGAAAATACACGAGCAAGAATCGCGTCAAGCATATTATTACAACAAATTGCTGGAATTTTAAAAAAATATTAACATAATATGTGAGAATCATCTTGTAGGAACAATTTAGTAATGCCACTATTTATAATGGTGGCGCAAATAAATACTACCACAATAGACTTTGCAAGACAAGGCGTAGAAATCACGCAGCAAAAATATTTTGATGCCGGATTGGTAAAAATTTGGTCAGGTGAACAAAATAATGTTTTGTTACAATTAAATTACGGAGAATCAACAACGCGTTACAACAACGTTGTATTTGTCGATAGGTCATATTCAGACGCAGCACAAATGTTAAATTCAAGTACTGTGCAAAATGTAGTTTTTAGTGATGAAGTCGTTGATACGTCAATGATTGTTCCTAGTGCTGATTCACACATCACAACGTATCCCGTATCATACGCTGAAGTTAGCTACGTCGCCGTTGGGGAAATGACATTTGACGGCGTGTTAGAACCTTTAAACATTCGACGGCGCGCAATTTATACAACGTCTGACGCGTTAGGTAACGTTCACGGGTGTAATTGTAATATTGGTGCAGGAAATATTGATAGTGAAAAAAAATCAGAACTATTATTAACTGTCAATAAGTTTGTTTCTACGTTTGTTCCATTCAATGATGCAAAGCAACAACGACATACATTAATGAAAACTGTTGGCTATTTCACTAACGATAACGTTGTTGAACCATTTGATGATAAGAGATTAATATTAAATTCAATTGATAATTTACGTGGACATGACATGGACGCAGCTGTTAGTTTAATGTCAGGATCAGCGGAAAATTATATTAACCCAGGTGAATATTCAATGCCTTCAGGATTTACGTACGAAAATTGTTCAGTAGGTACTGATTCAATTGCATTTGGAGGAACGGGATACTAAAATGACGTCGCCTATATCAAAAAGAACTCCTCCACAACGAAACTTTGATGATTACGTATTGACATTATCACGCGGTCCTAATGCCGGTATGACGTCAATACCACAAAACAAGTTTACGCAATTACCCATCGTTGGTAAAGAATTAGTGACGTTTGACCTAATGTCACCTGTCATTGACATTGGATTTAATTTTTTATTCAACAAAAAAGTATTCAAACAAATTGTTGTCGGTACAAATGGGTTCATAGTTTTAGTAAACCCTGCATTAGGAGCGTTTAACGCAACAGACATATTTAGTACACCATATGGACTTTGTACAAGTATTAATTTGACGTTTAATGGACACGTACTTCTTGCACCGCTGTTATGCAGTAATTTTATTGACGTATCACTTACTCAAGGTGCAATTGCTTCAACGTTGAGTAATTTAACAACACAACAAGCATATAATACGTCACATGGTATTGAAATTCCTATAAAAGAGTTATTTAATCCAACCGCATATGCATGTAGTAATTGTGTTGCTACAACAAAATACGGTCGAGCACAAATAGTTCGTTGGAATAATTCAAACAATTCCGGGCGTTTGACATACGAGGTCGCATTATACGAAAATGGCACAATTGAATTCAATTATGCGCCGATGAGTCCGATTTCAAATACATACATAGACGACATTGCAACAATTGGCATATTTTTGTCAAATATTAATTTTCGTGATTTTGCATCAGAGCTACAACCAATAAAACGTCTAATGAATGATAATGGCGGTGCAAAATTTGATCAAACATTTTTTGACACATTCACTGGAACGAATTACGCGTCAAGTCTCAGAACGTTGTCAGTCTATAATCAGTTTCAAGACAATACGCCGACTAACTTTTTTAATTGGCCAACGCAAGACAATAATGGCGCAACGTTTACGTTTCAACCACCAATGTTGCGCCGTAAGGTTTTGCCAAGAAAAGATATAAAAAACATTGATACACAAGTAAACAAAAATACTGTTTATGACGACAGAATTTCTGTCACGTTTGGATCGAATGTAATTGTAAATTATCCAACAACTCTACAACGAAACTTTGATTCACATCGAGAAATAAATGTACGTGAACAAAATTTATTTTCATCAAACTTTTTAGTGACGAGCAGCATTTCACGTAATGCAAGTGAACAATTTTTAACATCTAATACAGAATTTACGGATGACCCATTTTTTGACAAGAGTGTTCTTCATTTAAGTGGATCATCAGTTGATTTATTTGGATATTCACTAAAACATCCAGTTGAAGACAAAACACGAATTGATATAACGTTAAAAGTAAATTATAACACGCAATTGCTACCATTAACAAGTTGTTTGTATTATTACAATAACGTGACAAAGTGTTGGAATATTCCCCAAAATTCAGTCGCCGATTTAACAGGTCCGGCTTCGTATGATAAATTTCAAGCAACGTCATACTATGTACCCGAAGATTTTCGTGGATTTGGTCCAGTATCAAATTTAATTTCATCAGGAACTAAAATAACGTCAAAAATTGATACATATTGGCCATATTTTGAATTACAATCAGACGAACTAATTGCAGAAAAATATACGCAAGAAAATTTCGCAAATGCAATTGGAAAAAAATATCAAAAAAGTGTAAATTTTAACGCTGATTACGAAGCGACAGACGAAACGTTTAGTATTGACATAGACAAACCTTTCGTTTTAGAACGAGCAATTATATCAATGCCGTGTGCAATGGGAGATAGTTGGTTTAAACAAAAAACAACAACATTTACTCCCGCCGACGAAACAAACAACAGCGGAAATCAATTAAACGTTTCGTTTGTTGATTTTGTTGGTCCTGCGTTAACGTGTGCTTTATTTAACCAAATAAAGACCAAAAACTCAACACGTAGAGAATTAATCTGCACCGGTTCAATAATTCCGGTGGGTGATAATACATCAGAATTAGTTTTTTCTAGCGATCCCGGTTTAACAAATGCATCACCAAATGAACAATTCAACGTACGTCCAGAAGGATTTTTGGCGTATTCATCAAATCCGGCCGCAGTTATTTCACCAAATAATCACTCCACTTTTACTGGTTCTGTAAATATAAGTTGTGATGCTGCCGTAACAAATGGTGTTATATTAAATACGTCTTGGTTATTAACAGATGCATCACAAGAAACTCAAAACAGAAATACTGTTTCTGCGATAATATCAACGCCTAGTTTACCGCAAAATGATCAAACAAGAATATATTCAATTTTACCGTTAGGAAGATCTTCTTCTGGAATTGAACAATCTGGACGATCAGTTTTTGGAAAAGAATACGGCACGTTTGATAATACGTTTGAAATAGTCAATCCTTTTTATTTAAAAACGCCAAACACACATCAGCAATACGTCATTGATAATGGAAAAGCGTTTTTGTTATCAGCAAACATACCACTAACAAAAACTACGCAAAGTCCGTATTTGTTATATCCAGGAGATAAACTAGTTTTTAGCGTATCAAAAACACGACCCAAGTTTTACGGAAATTTGTGGTTACTTGCATCAGGTAGCGCAATTAGCGGTAGTTCGAACGTTAGTAGCAATATTGCAAATCGATTTGACGATGTGCAGTTACTTAGTGGAACGATAAACATAACGTTGTACGGGTCTTACATAAAAAATAACAAAGAAATCAACAAAATTACAAATTATTCAACGCAAATTGTTAATGACATAACTTGTAATGAACAAATAATTGACAAATTTGAAACAATGAATCGTGATGAATATGTTGGAACAATCACAGATCGTTATCTATCTGGTAGCATAGTTCGATTGGCAAATTCAACAAATAAATCTTCCCAATTTATTTTTGGCAATCGGGCACTTGAAACGTCAATATACAATTCTGAAAATCAACCAAATTCAGACACACATTCAAAATCATTTAACGTTCAACCGATTTTTGAACGTACACCTAAAAATTCATCAAGATTGTTTATTTTACGTGATTATAACGAAAGATATTACGATAGTTTGCTACCTGACATTTCAAAATGCATAAAATTAGACAATGCTTTTTTGTATACGACGGCTGTACTTAATAATTTCATAGTTTTTGACGCGTCTATTGATTCAAGTGTTGATAGAATTTGGACAAAAGCATTTCCTTTTGAAAAACGTTACGCAACAGCAAAAAGATTACAAAGCATTTCAAACGGTTTTACGACAACTATCATACAACACGGAATAACGTTTAGTGTTATACCTGAAAAAAATATAAGTGGATTTTTTATAATACAGACTGCGACAAACATAATTTCTGGGTCATCAGATATTATCGCTTGCGATTTTGATACAAACAATCCTAGCGAAGCTATATACATGAACAACGATGATTATGCAAAAATTTTATACGGATTTGGTGACGCAAATACGTGCGTTGTTAATGGTGGACAAATACTCGGAACTAATCACTTTCCAAATTTTCGTTATAATCAATTTAACACATACGTAACGTCACCCGTTATAAGAGGTTCAAAATATGGTGTGCATAATGTATTGCCAGAATATACAAAAATGTATTGTTCTAGGACACATCATGGATTTTTAAGGGACGTTTATGAACAACGTTTATATGGAAAATTGTTTAATTCACAAAATGCAACAACAAATTCAGGTTGTGTGACTGTTAAATTCATTGACACTACGGGTAATGTCACACAACCTGAACTAACAATTAGACAAAATTTATCACTTGAATGTACGTCGTCAATCCCATACATAGACAATGTTGCTACTGATCGTTAGCTTTATCTGCGTCAGCAAGTGGAACTTCGTCTTTTACGTATAAATTACACTCTTTTGTATGTGCGTCAGTATTTGATAATTTTTTAATCCAATCATTCTTTGGCGCTGGTGGCATTTTTTTACACATTACGACCGGATTTCGGGTGAACGGGACTGCGGTAAAATTTTCTTCTGACATATTGATGAGTTCCTAACAAGAATACTAATACGACATAGCAAGTTTAAACACTAAACTTTAGATTTTTGCCACAATAAAAAGTCATCATTACACACGTATTGTTTGAGCCTTGCATTCCACTTTTTGGGAAGCGTGTGTCTAAGTGATATCAAAAAGGGTAATAACGGTCTTTTGGGTGGTTGTTTTGTCTCTCGATGATCTTCTGCGTTATCTTTCCACGTGAATTGTGATTTAAATTCACTAAATCCAAATCCATCAAAGAAATTCTCTCCACCAATAAGTGGAATATACCACAACGAAGGAATGCCTCGTGGGTTGATCTTCAAGGGAATTTCTTTCACAAAGCGTTGAAGTAATTCACTACCCTTTATGTCGTCCTTGACATATTCTTTTAGTTCTTCATACGCAGAATATTCAACTGATGGACTAACGAACAACACCGGTTTTCTCTGTTGCCTTGCGAGCGATATTTCGTGTGGTGTTCCGACGCTATAGATGTTCGTAGGGCAGCGCGCAATCACAATGTCACATGTGTCGACCATGCGTAGGTCAACATGCATTGTCTCCCTGTATTTCATCACAAGTTCGCCACGAATTTCTGCACCTACTTGCGTGTCTTCGAACGTCCATTTGTTGAGATCACACGTTGTATTGACACCTTCTTTACCATAACCTAAAAACCCTCGCAACGATGGTTTTCGCCATGGGTCAAACACAACACAACCTTGTGCTTTCAAAAAGTCTCCCATGCGAGTGCGCCAACCATTTTCTGCTTCTTCTTCCCGCGAAGCAACAAAATCCATGGGACCGCTTAGATAAACACGCACGCCGCTAAGAAAATTCGTGTTTGACATCAAAACATATCCAATTCAATTATTGGACGCCATTCAGCGTTTGGCGCTAAACAATCGCCATGTCCAACTATATAATGAACATATCCATTAATTTCAACACGTGTCAGTATTTTTGAAGATGGTGCGGGCTGAATATATTGCTTCCGCCACAGAAGTGCATCGCATATTTCTTTCATTTTTTCATATGCATATTCACTTGCACTTACGTCTAACGATATTTTCATGTTACTTTGACTTTCCATCACAAGGCATTTTTCGCTCGTCATTTGTAATGTCGTGTTGTGCGTCGTTGTGTGCCTTCACTTGATTGTCAACGTCTTGAAGATCAGTTTCAAGTGAAGCAATAAAATTTTGTGCTTCTGAAACTGTGCAGAACGGATTCTTCTTTATCAGGTCGCACATGTTCTTGATTAGTGCGTCCTTTGTGGGACCAGGATTTTGAAAGTCGATGACCAATTTATTTGACATGTATTGCTCCTAAAATTGCATAAACAAATGGCATTGTTCCCATAATTGTAAAACCAATTACGATTCCAAGCAAAGCTAATGCTGAATAGTTAATAATTGCTGAAAAAATATTTTTTGTGAGTTTCTCTTCAAGTCTAACGGTGTTACGTTCAATATTTAATACGCCTGAACGATTCCTGTATTTAGTTTCCCAATCATTGATACTCATTTTTACTCCAAAATTATAATAACACATCGATTTGTTATTTACACTTCTTGATAAAGATTTTTGTTTCATTTGAATCAAACGCAAGTTTGTCACCTTCCATCAAAACCCACGCGCGGCGTTTGCGGCACGCTTTTGGCTTTGGGGCACCACCGTCTGTGACGATCAACAATGCATCCCATCGTCCACGATTTTTTGGATCATTGAATAGTTCAGTTGGTGCATTAAAATCTGTTCCACCCGTCTTTACACGCTTTAGCTTTACTTTTGCACCTTTACACAAAGTGATTATTTGCTTTTTGTCTAGTTCACAATCAAACGGAACATAATCGATTTCAACTTTACGCGTCAAGCTCAATATTTCTGCAATGAAATATGACAACAAATCATTGTCAACGCTACCGCTTTGATCAACTGCGACTATTAGTTTTGCTGTGCGATTTCTCTTTACACCGGGATGATCGTATGGTTGTTTTCGATTTAGTTTTTTAATAGTTGAACTTCGTCCACCCGTTGCGAGTGATCCAACAAACTGCTTTAGTGCTTTTCTCCAGTCGATCGTTCGAGACACTCTTTGACGAATTTCATCTCGTACTGAGGCGGGTATGTTACCCCACCCATTCGTTTGTTGGTCAGCATGTTGCACTGCTTTTTCGACTATCGACTTTACTTTTGCTTTTGTTCGATCGTCCCCACCATCGTTCCCATCCTGCCATCCAGAATGATTATCTAATTGCTTACCTAGTAAACCCTTTGATTTAGAATTTTTATCTCCTGATTGATCTTTACCTTCGCCTGTCCCATCACCGTCATTAGATCCACACCCATTTTTAGATGATGATTTTTCTGATTTGCCATCACCGGACGTAGAATTTCCCTCACCATCACCTTCTTCACCTGTTGCGTTTAATTCTTCAACCTCTTTTTTCAATCTTTCGAAGTACCATTCACTTGCTTGAAGCGGTGGAAATTTCCGTATAAGCTCAACCAACGCAGGGTCACCTGCAATCGTAGTGCCAGGAATAAGCGCACTTTTTGGTAGTTGTATGTTTTTATCGTTTGTTGTTTTGATTATCGAATTGACAGCCAAATCAGTCGCATAGTTCCACACAATGTGCCACTTTTTATCGGGCATTCGAGTGAAGATGTGTTCGTTTATAATGTGATAGAATTCATGAACAATAACGCCCATGATTTCTTGTGGTTGAAGCGATTTGAAAAACGTAGGCGACCACAACAATTGTAGTTCGTCAAGTTCTTTGTTGTACAAAACGCCCGCTGTTTTAATTGTTTCACACGGTATTTTGTGAATGTTCCTTGAAATCTCAGCATAAAAAGGAACATGTCGCAACAAATTCACGAGGTGTTTGTCAAGGTTGAAGTCTGTCTCAACGCTTTCGTACATGTGTCTATTATAATTCAAACGAAAGTGTTTTACACATTACGTTAGCATTGATACGACTTCAAACTTGAACCTTTACGATCTACAGGAACGTAATTGTCGTCATCAATGTAAAAAATGTTCCTGCTTGCAAATACTGTTGGTTCAAGCTCTAAATTCGTTTTTCCAAGAGTTCCGTCTGGATTTACGTGTTGCTTTGCGTCCTTAAAACATTTAACGACTTCTTCTGCCCATTTTTCACCCATTGGCGTGTTCACGAACGTTTGTCGCATTTGCTTGCGACCTGTTTTCGTAAAGCCACGTTGTACTTTCCCTTTGCTCTCAATTAACACCCGTCGTAAAAAATTTGTATTGAGAAAGTATTCATAATTACTTGACGACATGTAACCCACCAATGACCCATGTTGCAAAATGTGAGCGTGGTATAGACATTCTTCAGCTGTTAGTGCACCATGTTGTGCAATTGCGTAACAAATGAAGTGTGATTTTGTGAGACGTACCTTTACCATATGATAAATATAACATAAATGTGTCTTTTTTACATTTTTTGTGATATCATAATTTCATGGTTTACGTCGTTGATCCAAACAATTACAGTCAAATAGTCATCCCACGAGGGGATAACCTTGGCACGAACCCGTGGGTGGCATCACCCACGCTTCGACCGTCGACACGCGTTTGATCGCGTGACGTTTGGGCAATTGACTGTGCCCTGCCTCAACA